CTATAACCAGGAAGATTCTGTACCGCTGCAGGTGCCATAAGTCCTTGATAACCAGGACCTTGGGCATTCAACAATTGTTGATTACCACCACTAATCTGACGAGCGATATCCGCTCCACTAATACCTTGGTACGCGCCACCGGCACCAAGGTTAGTCGCCTGTCCTAATGCAGTATTGAACGCCTGATTTGCTCCAGCAACCGCTCCAGGAAGTTGCGCTTCCATTCCGCCGGCGAGTCTATCATATTGACTTTGGGCGTTGTTCCATAGATTTTGAAGCGCGTTACCTTGCGGTTTATATACGTCTTGACTAAACTTCCCATTAGACAATGAGATATTATTTGAACCGCCGGTTGAAAATCCACCGTAACCTTGCATATTAAACCTCGCACTCGTAAGTGACACTAATTCGTTTCATTTTGGGAAAAACCTTTTCCCAACCTATACGGCCATGTCCTCTAATGTGTGAGCACTTTTCAACTCTAGCTACATTAGTAATTATGTCAAATCCTTCTTCTATCCAAAGATCCATATGATCTCCAGCTACATAAGGAATCTGTAAAACCTTTTTACCAGTTTCATAATTAGATATACCAAGAATACAACAAGCGATTATTTCTTCTTCATGAAATGCACAAAGAAGAAGTTCGCTTCTATCCAGTATTCTGGACTTTATGCCGTCTAATGTGAATTCGTTGGTTCCTCTATTCAATACTCTTTCTAACAAGAGGTGAACTTGGTTCCAAATAGAATCTGTTAAATAATCTGGAAGGATTATTCTTACGTTTATACTATCTTTGTCCATGATCCGTCATACCACCAAAGTCCACCAGATGAAATGGGAGATCCTGCAACCGCATTTGGAAAGTAGCGCAGCATTCCTGGCTTATAAAGAGAAGGGTTATACCTTGTATTTTGACTCATTTGTTTGTCAACTCGCATTTCATTTTCTATAACTTTGAACATGCGAACAAGATACTCTCTCACTTCTTTTGGTATTGAATCTGGTGGTTCTTCAATTCTCATTATCTCAACCCATTAATAGAGTATTCTACATCCATACCACTAATTGTGAATTGACCATGATCAATACTCTCTACTCTCCAAGCATGTAATGCTCCAGTAGTTCTAAGGTCCAACTTACGTTGAGTAGTGGGATCAAATACCTTTGGTGATTTCCACCTTACAGGTCCGCCAGTAAAGTCCTGAGATCCAATGGTAATTCTTACAGGAGAAGAACCGTTTATCTTTGGATACATGGCGGTAACGGTAGTAACCACTTCTATTCCTTCCAATGGAAGGTCCGTCCTTTCAATGAGAGTATTTGGTTTAGATTCATCTCCAACAAAGTAACCATAATTACTTACGTCGAGATCTCTAATATCACCAGATTCTAAACAACCAATTACAGTATCATCGAATGGCGTAAAGGTGGTTGCTCCCCATGGGAGTTCATAGTCTTCCCAAGTAGGATATGTGGCTAGGTTCTGAATCTCTTGCCAAGTTTCAGAATTGCTTGCCCAAGTACCTGAAGTTTCTAACCATTCTTGATAGTCTGCTAAGTCCCAAAAAGAATCCCACGTAATAGGACCTTCTGATTTGGAGCCAAAGGTAGCGTATGTCAAGGTTTCTGGCAGTGACCTAATTGCCCAAGTGTCTTCTTCCCAGTTGTAGACATAAGCAAGATTTGCATATTCGCTACTTCCAGTTGGCACGCAGAACCAAACTTCTTTGTAATTCAAATTAGAAAGAACAAAGGAGTTAGCATAATTTGCCATTGACAAATTAGCTCTAAGGTGAGTCCTAATTCTACCTTCCATGATAGACTTAGTACTATTGCCATCAAACAACATTATGTCTCCATTACTAAGATAGTAGTGGATACCTTGTACTTCGACTACACAATCCCTAGAGAGCAAACCTGAAGTGACTGTAAGTTGGCGTCTATTCCAAACAAAGTCATCTCCAGATAGTTCCAAGATATTGATTGCATTGTCAGAGTAAATGACAAATGAATCTCGTAAACTAAGTCCATCGATAATTGCGCCGGATTCACCACCTAATTGAGCGAGTCCTGCCAAAAAGAGAGGGTCTGTCTCATCCCAACTAGGAGGAATACTATTGATGTCTGCAGGATGTGACCAACGATAAGCATCTGGAATATTAGTTGTGGTCGCAATAGGTTCATTCATGTTAAGCATGAACAAATAATTCCTATGTGACCTTACAACTCTACCAAATCTGTGTGTAGTAGCATCCCAATCAATAGACGCGTTAAATGGCAAGAACTGCGCCATATTAAGTGGGAATACACTAGGTACCCAATACAAACAACCTAATTCAGGATGGTTTATGATGGCAATACCGCCGCACATACAACCAGACCAACCAGTAATGTCTACCAAAGGAGTAGCGGACAAGTCGTAGATATTATAGTGGACCTGTCCATCGAACGCCCAAACCCCATCTAATGTGCAAATGACCCACAAATCACCATGTCTATCACCTAATGGCAATAGAAATCCTGGATTGGTGATTTCACCGTCTGCATACCAACGTAATGTACCTCCATTTGTCTTTATGGATCCATTTAGTACGCGGAAATTATCACCTCGTGTAATGAATTCTGCAGGGAGGTCACAAGCCATTACGTCGGTATTTATTCCGCCTTTACCTATCTGACCAAAAGAAGTAAACTTTGGCATCGTATTATGCTAAAGGTACATTGACTGTAGTAGACCCGTCAGCCAAAAGAACATGTAGTGTCTTTGCTTCGAGGGCTGCAATATCGGCGTTAATATCGCCAATTTCTGAATTGGCAGTATCGATCTGGGTTTGCACATTACTAGTAACGCCTCCTAAGTAGTTTAATTCTGCTTCAGTGGCGGTAATTGGTATGGCGAATCCTTGACCGCCTACCCCAGGAAAGATATTTTTCAATACTGATTTGATGAGCCAGAAATGTCTAGGACCATCATAAACTGGATCAGTAGTGGCCGGATTAGTATCTACTAAACCAGCAATATTAGTTGTGACTTCAAGTCCCATCTTAACACCTCGTTATGTCAATTTCTGGAGTAACTACATCACTCCAATTCTGTGAGGGAATACATTGTTCAACCCAATAGAGGTCTAAATCCCAAGGTTGAATATCACCAAAAATAGAGGTCTGTCTAAACTTAGGATTAGAATGCCAATCAAGATCTTCATTAGATCTTGGTTCTGAACCAGGAAGCATTTGACCAAACATTATTTTGGCTCCGAAAAGAAGGCTACAATTTTATCGAAACCAACCATAGAAGTCAAACCAAAGATAGTGACTACTACCCACTTTACAATTTTACTTGCGTGAGCGAGTTTCTTAAGTTCTTCCAATTCCTCTTTGGTGAGAACGTTCTTTGTATCTACGACTTCTAACTTGTTGTCCTCGTCCATCTTAGTCCTTCCAGAACATTAGTATAAGACCAAAGATAGAGGCACCTGTTTCTGCAATGGCAGACGCCTGTTCTGGACTAAACGACGCGCCAACCGCACCGGCAAAGGTAGTAATACCGAGCCAAGTCGATCGTTGTGAAAGGACTAATCCAAACTTTCTCATATTAAATCCTCGCTAATTGGAAGTGCATTCCATCTGGTTTCTTCCATGTTCCACCCCAATCAAAACCTGCGTCAGTGAAACACTGTACTAATTCTTTAGACACGGTTGGCGTTTTGCCAAACCCATTCCATGCGGCGTTGATGTCAATCGCGATACCCCACGAGTGGAGTGACTGAGATTTAGCACCACGTTTCTTACGAATATTGAAACAACCATCCCAAGTTTTAAGTTGATTTACCAATCCACGATTGATAATGTTTCTAAAAGCTTGTTCAAGATGTTTAACCATGTCTTTGTTGCAATATACTTTCTTTGGTATAGTGCCTAACTCTAATTCAGAAGGTACGTCCCACAGAGTCATATGTGATTCCAAAGAAGGATCTCCGTACTTTTCAAATGCTTGCTGGGACGTGACCATATTATTTCCTTTTCTTAGATTTTCCTGCTTTGGAAAGCGCAATTGCAACTGCTTGCTTTTGTGGTTTTCCAGAATGCATCTCAGTTCTAATATTCTGAGATATAACCTTCTTACTAGTTCCTTTCTTTAATGGCACATTTCACCTGTCAATAGTAAGAATGTTCTGTCCATTAATCTGGGCAGAGGCCAAAAGAAGTTTTTGACTTGTAGCGTTGGCCTTAACCATTTCATTTCTGAATGACTCTACAGCTGCTCCAGTTTGGCGTTGTTGTTGAGAATTCTCAATCAACAAAGTAGGCATCCATGCCATAGAACAAGCCCAATGATCAACTTCTTTACCAGTATTTGGATCTGTTCCTCTAACCATAATGTGCCATGCGCATCTGTGTATGACGCCATCTCTGGCGTCTACACATTTTGCTCCTAATGGACAGAAGGTTTTTTCTTCCATTCCACTCATGCCCAGATCGCCTTAGGAAGAACGGGCCAAGTAAGATTACCAGCAACTGGGTAAACTGCAATCTGCCTAACTTGACTTCTATAATCAAGAAAATCTGATTGATTAGTAAGATGTGGTGAACGTGCAGGGTCAATTACATCGGATTCAGTGGCCCAATCCGTATCTTTAAGAAGACTAACTGCGGTTGCCTTGTTTTCTTCTGCAGTAGGAGGTTCTGGTGGCGGTGGCGGAGGTGGGTTATTAGCCTGTTCCCAAGTAGTCATTGCATTGATTGCCCAACTTGGAAGTTCTGAAATGTCTTCATTCGCAGAACCGTCGTTGAACTCGATCCAACCAGAAGTGTCTTCCCATTGCAAAGCATGGACATTCGCAGGCGTGCCGTCCCAAGTCAGACCTGAATAGCAGATGCCATTCTCGTAGACAGCGCCATCAGAAGGAATAATTGTAAGTTTCATATATTAGTCCTTAGTTGCAATAATTACGTCCACATACTGAACGGCAAGAGAAAGGCTATGCGTATGCGAACCGCCGCCACCTGTGCTTTGAATAAGTGCCGAAATAGACCCAGCACTGTTATTTGTGTAATAACCTTGAATAAGGCCTGGTTGAAGATTGCCTGCAATTCCATAAACAGCATTGCCGCTTCCTAGAGTGACACAGGAACTGCTGCCAGCACTAGATTGGCCAAGAACATTATGTCCGTGAGCAGGCATTTGTGAGGTGCTTAATGTAGTTGCACCGCTATTCCCATTCGCAAATGCAGTAGTAAACGCTATGGAACCGCCCGAACTTGCCGCACCGTTGACCACCCGAAGAGCTTTGTCGTTATGCGTGGTTGATTTTGTCCAACCAGTTGGGGCCGAGGTTTGGACAAATAGCATGGTGGTTCCAGCATCAAATGCACTAGTACCTGCTAAAGTGTCTCCACTTTGTAATTCTTCAATTGAGGTTCCATTAAGAACCAAAGGATATCTTACTGTCATTTAAGTTTCCTATGAAAGCGTGACAGGAACACTGACGTTAGAGCCAGATCTATTTTTGACGGCTAAGTTTGCCGCCAGTGTAACTGCTCCAGTTTTCGTATTGACTGACAATACAGGAGCAGTAGGATAAGACAATTGAGTCCAACTACCAATGGATGATGGGGTTGAACCAGTAATAATCCAATTAGTACCTAAATCGGTACGTGTACACCAATCTCCTTTCTGACCTGTAAGAGCAAGCATCGCGACTTCTGATGCAACCGCTCCAAGATAATCAGAAACTGCAATATCAGGAATTTCACTAGACGTCAATTTCCCTGTTGCATCAAGAGTGGCAACTCCATTTGGTTGACCATAATAAGTTGCATTAACCCACAATTCTAAGAATGAATCGTAAATTAAGAAATCACCACCTGTTGGAGGATTATCCAAAAGTACATTGTGCAATTCGCCTAACTCATAACCATTTTGGATATTGAGTTCTATTGCGCCTTGATTAGTGTGTTGATAAGTAACCCAACCAAGAAATACAGCATGATTTGGTTGGGTTGGTTTTGTAGAAGTGAATTCGCCGGCAGTAGTCGCGGACAACCAAATTGGAGTGCCATTTGTATAAGCATTTGTGTTTAAATCGTCAATTAAACCACTAGTTACACACAAACCATTTTGGTTGTGGGGAATATCTTCCGCCAAAATCCCGAATGTCTTGGATGAAGTTGCCTCTGAATTCGCTTGTGCTTTACTGACAAGAGCTTTGTTAGAAGAAGCTCCAGTCACGTATACTACAGTACCTTTGTTTAATTGCGCGCCAGTTTCATTACGTACAATTGTTTGTACTGTGGCAGTAGTATTGTCAATCCAAACAGTATCATAATCTGTGACAGAATTCTTAGCAAGAATCTGACCTTCTGTACCACCGGTTGGAACCCCAACACTACCACCTTCTGGAATTTCAAAATCAAAGATGGCATCTGTAGAAGTGCCGACATTTGTGACTGTGGCTGGTGAACTAGGTGGAACTGAAGTTACAGTGCCAACAGCAATAGTTGCTGCAGGTCCGCCGGGTATTTCAAAATCGAATTCAGCATGGCCTGAAGTACCTACGTTTGTTACTGTAGCAGGATCTCCATAGGGTACGCTAGTTACTACGCCAACTTCAATTGTGGCTGCATCACCAGTATCTCCTCTTGGAATCGTAAGATTCAAGATAGGATGCGAATGCGTACCAGTTAAAGTGGCAGAAGCACTAGAACCTTCAGGCCCGGTTGTAACTGTACCAATACTGAAGAGAGTAATAAACTCTTTCCAAGATTCAGCATTAAAAGTACAAGCTACAATCGAAGTACCAACAAGATTAATGGCACTTGGTGAAGTATTGTTAAATACGCCATTTACCAAAGTAGCCTGTACGGTTGAACGTACAAGTGTATTAGTGGTATAATCGAAATTGCCCAATCCTACTTCTCTGTCACCAGTTGAAGTAAGAATTGAATAATAAGTTTCGCTGCTTTCTTGAAGTCCGCCTTTGAAGTCTGTATAACCACTAAGTGCAGATCCAAGTGTAATTGTGCCAGTACCCGTAGTAAGAGTACGACACATTACCCAATCGGCTACAGGTGTATCCATTATGAAGTCCTAATAACTGGTGGAGGACCTGACCAACGATCTTTTGCATCTTCAAGATCGATGTCATCTATAATAAGATTGAATCTAGTCTCCCAAATGCCTGCAGTCTGTACATCTTTTACAAAATAGTTAATTTCACAAAGTGTACCAAAGATATAGGCGTCAGGTGCATAGTTTGACAACCAATTGGTATCATTAGTTGCCGTAAGTGGAGTAACCCGCTGGTAATACATGATCTGCAGAATTGTATCATCAAACGTAGGATGGATCTGCAGAGAGTTACCCATAATAGTATATACGTACTCATTGAGGTTGTTCGTAATATGAACATTCATCTTCTCAGGAGTTACGTAATCAAAATTCTTTCTTTCGGTTTCAACAACAGTAAAAATGGAACGCAAACCTGCAAAATCACTAGGAAGTGCGTAGTATTCAGTGTCTGCAGTCAATACAATCTGAGCTCTTTTACTCTGATTGCGCGTCTGGAGTTTTCTATTAACTTTGGCTTCTACAATACGCAGAAAGTTATCCATATTGGCTTGAATTTCATCAGAATTCGCCCTATCTGAATAACTTAATGAAGTATTGATAATATCCGTGTAATTCATTAAAGTTCCTGAGTTGAATATGCTATACCTTGAGTATTTCCTTTTGCATCTTTCCAATCAGCACCAACTGATGTAGGAATGACACCATTTAACCACTTTTGTACTGATACAAAACATCCTCCTCTTGGACCAAATGAACCTCCATGAGAAGCGGTAGGGTATACTCTGATTACGTTGTCTTCAACTATTTTTCCTTCTATTCGAAACTTAATGTCACCAGATAGATACACTTCATAAGAATCTACATTTGGATGAACATGATCGTCAATTTCGCAGTTAGGAGGAATGATAAACATCTGTACTTGGTAAGGTGCTTGTCTATAGAGTACGACTCCATACAACGCGCCATCAAATACAGTACGGTCTTCATTTGGTTCTGATTGGATAGGTCTAGTTTCCATCCACCAATTAAGAAAACCTTCTAAGTCATCCATTACAGTTTGTCCCTCACGAGACAAATTTTACCTTTTTCAGATTGAAGGTAGCGCATCATTTCTCGACCCGCTACCTCCGAATCAGGGTTGGCAAGATCATAACCATCACGAATTGCCTCTTCATACATGATGAATGGGATACATGCGACTTGTCGACCAAAGGAGAGGTCTCTAAGTGCATTATCCTTCCTCAATTCTGCATTCCGCTCGAGGATCAAGTTTTCTGTTGGTTGAGTACGTTTATGAGTCAACGTTCCAGTATGATCCTGATAATGCAACTCGCTTTTGATGATTTGATCCATAATTACCTCAACAACCGCACGGTTTCTTACTACCGCCGCCTTTCTTTTTCTTCATCTTAGCCATGATTAGACCTTCTCAAGAAAAGTACCTTCAAAACAAGAAAGTTCTGCCGCGGTAACTTCAAGAGTATCACCGGGTTTAGCAATTCCTTTTTCAAGGTAAAGGGTTTTAGTAGAAACATTCTTTGCTTTGAGCTTAGTGGCTACCTTTTTGGTAGCCACTTCGCCTTCAGCCTTGACTTCAGTTACCTTAGTCTCAGCCATGTTACACCTTAGGCAGTCATTGCCGCAGAGGTGCTGACGTCACGGATAATACCGTGGGCCTTCTCAGTGTGAACAATGAGAGACCAGTCAACAGACATCTGACGATTTTCAGCCAGACCAGTCTTAGCCAGGACGTCAGTCTGGTAACCCTTGAGGTAGCAGAGTGAGAGGTAAGCCGGGTCAAGGATAAACACGTCTGCACGAGCACCTGAGTTATAGGTCGGCTGCAGTCGGTTCGGGATAGCGCGGATGGTACCAAAGTCAGTGATGAAGACATTCACTGCGCCAAGAGCAGAGGCTGCTTCCTGCTGACTGTTAGGTACATTGCTACGAATCGGAGCAACAGCTGCGCCAGAAGAGAGCATGTACTTGCTGAATGCTGAGATGATGCTCGGAACGGTCATCATAACAGATACATCGCCGCCTTCTTCATAGACAGACTGGATGGTGCTACGCAGTTTTGCTTCAGTAAGAGCACCTGCAGTGGTAGCGTCGGTAGCTGCTACGGTGAGTTTGGTAGAGTAGTTAAATCCACCAGCTGCACCAGCAGTAGCACCAGTACCAACAGTAGCATATGAGGTGGCAATCCAAGAAGGAAGACCGCCTGCCTTACCTGCAGTAGTGGAACCGTTGTCAGAAACAGAAGCCTGGTTGAGAAGAGCAATTGCTTCTACATCTCGACGCAGTTCCTGCTGGCGACGCATCAACTGATAAGCCAGTTCCTGCGTACGACCGATGACATCAGAAGCGTCCGCGCGATAAGATACCTTGACAACCTTCTGGCTGATCTGGTGATGGTTACCTACGCGGTGACCGGTGACAGTGTCATTACCGGTTGCATCGGAGCCGTCAACTACTGCGTTAGCAGTGTTAGGAGCTGCGAGTTCATCGGTGGTCCACTCGATGTATTCGTTCTTTGCGGTAGTAGAACCTACCATGTCAGTGAAGGGCAGCGGGATCTTTGAGATATCAAAGATCTTGTTCATTACGTCTTCACGGATAAGACCGCCGGCGGTAACCGCCTTCAGGTCTGCTGAGTCTAGATTTGCAGTTGACATTATATTGTCCTATAAGTGGTATTAACGGCCACCCAAAAGCAATTCAGTTACGGCTGCAGTCTGTAAATCCCTTTGCCGTGAACCTTGTGCTTTACGGGCATCAAGAGTTAAACGAGTAAGTTTGCTCATTGGCTTACCAGATTTACCACCCGCCTTTTGGAATTTAGGAGGAGCGGTTTTAATCTTGTTGTCTGACACAGTCTTTCCTTTTCTGTAAGCGATTGCATCCTTTATAATTTCAAGATGTCTAGCGTCATTTAGATGCTTGAATTCTTCAGGATGGATGCCATAGACCTCATTGGCAGAATCTCCAATTGCATTCAATTCCTTCTGCATCTTCTCAGTATCACGCCATGAAGGGTTGTTTTCTAGTACCTTTTCGTACTGCCCAGCAAGGTGCTTCTGGAATTCAGCGTTATACTGTGCTTGATGCTGCTGTTGGAGTTGACCATTTTCACTCTGAACCGCGGCCATAATCTGCTTGAACTGAGCATCACGAGTTTGATAGTCAGCTACTGCAGCAGCGTATTCACCAGGGTTTTCAGAGCGGAGTTTCTCCCAATTGATGTTCTGGAATTCTTTGGTCATAGTATCGTAAAGAAATCCAGTCAACTTGTCTACAGCGGCAAGTCTTTCAGAATAGTTCTGAGCTACGTCGCCACGAACTTTCTCGAATTCCCTACGCTCTTCTGCAAGAGCTTGGGATTTCTGTGTATAGTGCTTGTTCGTCTGATAACCAGCAACCAAGTCCTTTACACTTACAGTAGATGAAACTCCATCAACTTTAACGACAAGTCCCTGAAGGTTTCCTTCTTCGTCAAGTACAATATTGCTATCATCTACTCCGAGAACGCCAGCCCAAGTGACTTCATCATCACTGGAACCAACAGGAGACTCATCTTCATCCCCCTCGGCATTCTCATTCCCAGACTCACCACCTTGTTCGTCGTCAGTCGAAGTATCTGGTTCGCCAGTTACGGCTCCTTCCTCTTCTTGATTTGGAACTTCTTCGTCAGTCTGCATTCCACTGACCAACAGGTCAGTAATTTGGCTTACTGGATTGACGCTCGCCGTATTGGTAGAGTTAGTCGTTTCAGTCGTCATATAATCCTCAATTGTTTAATTCACTAAGTTGCTTAGATGCAAGTTTGGCGTTGTCGATATCAGTAAAGATCGAAGCTTCCAAACCATTTATGGCCGAAGCCAATCCTTTCAATTTGATCAATTCTTCTGGTGGAAGATCTTGACTACAAAATGCATTAAACAATTGAGCCCTTACAGTGTTAAGGTGCTCTGCCAAATAATTTTCATACGCGTGCTCGGCTCTTCTGCCACGTTCTACGTCTTTAACTAATGCGTCCTTATCCATTTATACTCCAGACACAGAGGTCTTATTAGTGATGAAGTTTGCATTCTCTTCTGCTTGAGATTCAACTTCAATACGGGTGAGTTCGACGGCAGTACGCTCATCGATCTCGTACTTGCGAAGTTTTCTATCTTCGTCCTTATTGATTGCTTCCAATCGAGTCTTAAGATCACTAAGTTGTAACTTAAGATTCTCGACTTGTCCTTTAAGTGCAACATTATCCTGTTGGGCTTGAGCCATCTTGACTTGAGCCTGAGCGGTATCCACCTGCGCTTGGAGGAGTGCCATGTTCTGCTGTTGAGACTCTTGAGCCTGTTGAGCCTGTGACTGCTGAATTGCTTGTGAATTCTGCTGACCTTGTGGGCTATTGGGATCCAAGAAGTACTTATTGGCTCCATTCAACTGTGAGAACTTAGCGAAGTCATCCAAAGCAGCGTATACGTTCTGCGGAATAACCATTGCCTGACCAGGTTGAGAGATAATCTTCTCTTGGAAAGAGAGTACAGTGCCAAGAGCATTAACCTGAGCTTGATGATCTCCAGTACCAGTACCTACACGGACTGTCATACGTCGACGATTTGGCCACTGAGCAGGATTAGTTTTAACCCACATGCCGCGGAATTGGTAATCCTGAATTGCATCTAAGTGCATAGTACAAAGATCACGAATCTTATTACAGAGTGGCTTAATGCCAGTTTCTGCAATCACTCGTACAATGAGTCCTACTAGTTCTTCTTTGGCCGTCAGAAGGCGGTCTACACCTTCTGAACCAACTCGAGCTCCGATCTTCTGTGGTGTGGCCTCTCCTTCTGGAGATACACCCACACGACCTGCTCGTACCTGATCAAGGTAGTTCATCATGTTGTAGGCTTCTGCACTCAACTGAGGAGTAGCCAAAGGAGATACTGCATCAAGTCTCTTGGCTCGTACTACACCACCTGGGCGCGATACGAGGAGGTCATCCATATTGACCATGCCTTCTACTACGACAGTACGTCCATTGTTCTGCAAATAGACGTTATCGAGGATTGAGCGGAGTAGGGCCGTCTTCTGATCTTGGATCTGCTTCAGTCGGTCATAAATAGAAAGACCGCGGAACTTATGAGGCATCAGAATCGCGGTGGTCCCAATAAAGGGATTATAACTAATCTCTTCTGAAGAGAGAATGTCAGTCGGCGTACCGATGTCTGCTCCAGCAACAGTGATCTTTACGTACTCTGCGATTCCATCGCCGTTGATGTCGAGTTGCATGTAGCATTCAGCTACTTCGAGCATCCGCAAGGCCCAGTCTTGTGACTGATCTGGGAAGGTTGTGGTTTCGTCTTGGGCAGCAAAGCGATAATCACTAAGATTGTTACGAGTGCCGGAACCAATACGTTCGATAACTTCACGGTCAAAACCTTCTTTGATTAGATCTGAGGCGGTCTTATTAGTGACATGAGCTAAGAAGCGAGCGCCTTCCAAAGAGACTGAATTGTGGTCTGCATTAAAGCGGAACTGTTCTGGCGGAATCGCCTCCAAGACAATCCTTCCATGAGGAGTCTTGATGCGGATCTTCAATTCGAAGGTTCCGTCATCTTGAGTTTCAAACTCGAGTACTTCTACGTTGTCAGCCTGAGTGGCAATTACGACCTGCTCTTCTACAAGACCAGTAAATTCCTGAACTTCATAGGTAGGTTCATCTTCAAAGTAAACCTTGATTACGCCGTAATTCTGGAGAAGTGCGTCCTTTACGAATTCATGGATCGTAATAAATCCAGAATTCTCCTTCATGATCACGTCATAGACGTACTTAGATTCGAGTTCCGCCTGCAGTTCGTCGCCAGGACCAACAGGATCAAAGATGACAACTTCATTGGTCTGCGTAAGAGCCTTCATGATCTGCGGCATAATCCACTCGACCGCATCTGCTACATCGGTGGAAATTACACTAGACCGCCCTTCAATTTCGCGACCATTAGGATTGCCGACGTAATAGTCGAGAGGTGTTACAAAATCAATGCCCTGATCTGCGAGTTGCAGTTCGTTAGAAATGATAGAGAGTACTTCTCTTTCATCCAGTTCTGCGTCAGGGCCAATGATAGAAGGCTCTTCGATTTCTGTTTCGTCGTCTGGCATTCCAATCATAAATTATCTCTGTTGTGTCACACTACGCCTCTTTGCGTAGTAGAATAGTCAAGGTTTGAAGTGCCATACCCGCCGATTACGCGCTCTCCACCTACTGCGCCAAGAACGAGATACTGAATAGCGTCAGCTATATGTGAGTATCTATTCTTGTCTGGCTTCTCTTGGAAGCGAGCTTCACCACTGACCTGCATACGCTTATACTTGTATCCGCCTGCCAGAGCCTTGCGAGCGAGTTTGGCTTTGGGACCAAGGATAAATGCAGGCTCCCCCGACATGTCTAATCGCATCATCAAGTCTGCGACTGACTCACGTCTGATGGTGAAGTCATTCGTATAGGTCGGATAAGCGTCAATTCCCTGATTATGAAGTATCTGGAAGGGAGTTTGCTCATCCGTTTGAGCGCGTTGTTCACCAGCGGGGTCGGCATAAACCTCTATCTCGCAGTCGCGGTACTCCGTAGAGAGCTTCTGATGCAGCAGTCGACCAAAGGAGACCGCGCCCATATCGAATGTGCAGAGCTCGTCTATAATTTGGAGTTGGCCTGAGGGGGATAACCGGCCAATTGCAGCTGCGGGAGTTAAGCCAAAATCTATGCCGACAAACACTTTAGATCCTTTGGGTGGGACCAAAGGAGATTGGGTAGAGTGGATATGATCCTTATATTCAGAGAATATAGGCTTGCCATCCGTTATAAACCCATATTGGCCATGAACATAAACATTTATCCACTCTTGATCCTTACCGGCGATCATATTCTCGTAGTAACGAGGTGGAAGGTTTTCGATGTTCTCTGCCTCAGAGGCGAGGCCAGATGGTTGATGAAAGATGGAGAAGTTTTCTGGTAGATTCTCTTCGAAAAGAGAGTAATACCAATGGTCAGAGTCGGGTGGATTTGTATCCATGATGATACCCCACCAAGTAGGTCCACCTTGTCGCTTGTTTGGGTAGCGACCAACACGACCTTGTAGCATATCCACTACTTGCTTTGGAATTTCTCGGCACTCGTTAATCCAACCGCCGGTTAATTCCAAAGAAAGAAGTTTCTTGATGTCGTTCGGTTTATCTAAAGCTCGAAAGAGGATTTCGCTGTAGACGATGGTGTTGTCGTCCAAAGCGAACTTCATGTGGAATTCCATATCCTGTTTCTTCATTGTGCCCAGTTCTTCTGGTACCCAATCGAAGAACGTACGGATAGTGGTATCGATCAACTCACGGTAGGTGTTGCGAATAATGACCCACCGTGAGCGTCGAATACCGCCATGCTTAGAGTCAGGCTCTCTATGCGGCGCTTGTTCACAGGCTTTTCGAAAAATTTCGAGGCAACAACAGACGGACTTACCGGAACCAATAGGACCAATGATAGAGCGCACAAATGCCTCGTCTGCGTGAAAGAGTTTTGCAGTCGGTGAGGCGGTGTATGCAATAGTCGCGGCCATTCACTCCGTCCATCCATCTATTAGGTAGATTATAATATAAAAATGGGCGGTTGTAAATATGCCATTTCCCTGGTTTTGCTGTTACTATGATAGTACCCCCTTGTTCCTCGGGGAGGGAAGCCCCCGGATCCGCAATGCCTATCCCTGGTTTTGCTGTTAACCTGTTAACCTCCCCTTGTTCCTCGGGGAGGGAATCCCCAAGATCCAGCGGGATACAGTGCCTCATCCGTCGCCGCGCCAGGGATACCAGTCACTTTCTGGGTTTCCCGTCAGTAACGGTATAAACAGTTTATACCGTTTATACCGTTTATACTGTTTATACTGTTTATACCGTTTATACTGTTTATACTGTTTATACTGTTTATACTGTTTATACTGTTTATACTGTTACCTATTCTTATATATACCGGGTTCATTTTCATTGTTTCATATTATGAAACAGATTGTTTCATAAAATACGTGTGTACATTGAAATTCAGTGTGATATGATAACCTCAATGGATCAATACTGATTCATTGAAACCAAATGGAGGATGATATGGAAAAGTTGATTAACGCACACAAAGTGGACGACACCGTTACGTTCGTGTACGGACCGAATCCAAAGAAGAAACACGGGAAGGCGTACGCCCGATACGAACAGTACTGTCAATGCGGATCGTTGAAGGAGTACCTTGATACGGCGGAACATAAGTACGCAATGGCGGATCTCCGATACGATGAGGCCCACGGTTACCTCGCACTGGTTAAGGATGGAGTACGGATCAACCCGCCCGTCTCACCAACCACCGAACAACCGGTCGAGACCAAGACCAAAGGTAAAAAGGCCTAACCACCAATCAACTGGCCATGGACGGCCGTAACCAAAGGATAAATACCATGCAAGCTTTTAAACTGTCTGATGCGACGGGCCTACTCAACCTTCCGTTCCTCTTTAATACCAAAGAGGAGGCGCAGCTCGCCTTAAACCACATACGCAATATATGGGAGGATAACGGTTTTTACGATGTTGTGGAGGTATTTGATGGCCATCCCGACCTTTGCCAAATAACTGATGAGGAATATGGCGATTATTTTGATGGATTGGCCGACTGTATGGATGTGGACGAGTTCCCTATTACCATTGTACAGGTTTAACCTATTAACTGGCCATGGACGGCCGTAACCAAAGGAGAGATACCTCAATGAGCCTAACCTTCATTCTAACTGTGGCCGCAATCGCCATCATCGCTTCGATTCTTCTTGCCCCAATCGCGAGTTGGATATTACTCATTACAGTCGGTTTCTATGCCTTTCAAACGCTTAGCCTACCGACCGCCATAGTAGTGACCTTCTTAACTGCAGTGGCGCTGGCCAAATGAGAGTGGCCGTAACAGGTTTCGTGGAATTTTCTATACCTTTTTCTTTTAATTATTATTAGAATCCTATTAGTTATAGTTAAGTAGATATTTTTAATATAAATCCGGAAATGGACCGCTGAACAAGGGGGCCTATATAGCCGCCGCGGGCATATCTCATCTTTTTTTTAAATTATCTTTACCAACGCGCCTAACAGCCAACACGCCAATCTACCGCTATGCCAACCCACGCGCCTCAAAACTTCAATTCCACTCTCACTAGGCCATTACCTTCTTCTTTGGTATCCTCGTCTAGGACGCCCATCAGATCAAGGTACATCTTCACAGCTCTTGGGTCTCCTGCACGAGCGCCATTAAACAGTTCTACTCCGACAGTCTGTAGTCCATTACTCCTTCCAAATGAGACTAGCGCCTCGAAGAACTTCTTCTTTGGTCCCTCGATCGGAGCCAACGGGAAGTACAGAGCCTCTATATTCTCCTTTGGCATCCTCATAGCAGACTGCACTATATTACGAGATGTGCGTGCATCGATTGGGAAATTCAAATACCAAATTGTAGCTAACCATTCTGGTATATCATCTACATCACGTACTAAAAAGGAGAAGTCAATCTTCTCCGTTAATTCTAATGCGCTTATAGAGTCAATATGGGAGGCATTATCTTTAGCCTTCTTTATCTCTAACTTATGGCCGGGTGTATTAACCACAAAGCGAGATTCTTCTGACGACCAACCATGTTCTTCCCACTCAATACGGTGGTCTTCAATATCTTTTTCAATCTTCATTAATGCGTTCATATGCTTGCTCACGTTCTCAAGAGGGCATTCTATTCTTTATTATAATATAAAAATCCCGCGCTGTACAATAACTTCTTTTGGTCGCCACTGTACGAACACCAGAAAATAATTGTTTACACATATTTCATCATGGTATATAATAATCCTGTAAATAACCAATAGAGACTCGACAATGGAACTCACCGATCAGCAACTGACAGACGGCCTCACTCTTATAGTATACCTCGTATCTATTGTTGGCATTATGGCCATCGCAGCGGGTATATCTGACCTTATCGAATACTTCTCAAAGCACAATAGGAGGAACAAGTAATGTCAATCTTCTTTGGTACTTTTGGTTTATACAACGAAGCTGAATTGCGTGATCCACCAACAGAGGATCCTAATCTCGAGCTTAATGGTTGGGATGACCTCACTGATGAAGAAAAACAGGAGATCATAGACCAACAGGATGAGATTGCACTCGACGATTACTATTCTTATTTGGATGACTAACCATGAATATCTTCGTACTCGACTATGAACCTAAACTCGCAGCCCAGTATCATTGCGATAAGCACGTAGTTAAGATGATACTCGAATCTGCTCAAATGTTTTCGACTGTACTCAATCGCGGATATAAGCCAACACATCGTAATCATCCATGTACTCTTTGGTTAGCGCAGTCTCGTGAGAACGCCGAGTGGCTATATGAACTTAATCATCAACTCAATCTCGAATGCCAACAGCGATTTTGCCATAAACGAGATCATTCATCTTGGGCACTCATACGCGATGGCTTAGCGCGGTACTTCAATGAGTTACCAGATGTACCTATGACGCCATTTGCGCAAGCAATGCCCGATACATATAAGTGCAATGCAGATCCTGTTGGTGCGTATCGTGACTATTATATTCACGAAAAGCGAGATATTGCCTCATGGAGTAACCAAACTCCTTATTGGTGGCCAACAGACGCAGACTATTTGGAATACAAAGCGACACTGTAACTCATGACAATTGCGCATATAAGCGATGGGTGTAGGCGCATTTTAGCAAACATAACTATCGAGCCAAGGCAGAGTGGTACTCCTCCGACCCATGTGCGTGTCTGTACAATACGTGGACTTGGCACCCCAATTAACTTAATCACTACTCAGGAACTCAAATGACTCACGTACTCGAAACTACCATTGATCCACTCAATGCTTATTGCAACAGCGGCAATGAAGCGCACGATGAAATGACAAGACGGCGCATTATTGCGGCGCTCGGATATATTCCCTATTGGCTCTTCGACCCCAACTTTACCAACATGAGTGCAGTAGAATGCCTTCATGAAAATTATGCTCATGGTGGAGGTTGGATTCCATCCACCGGATTTACTCACAAAGGTGATGGCGTACTCGCATATGAAGGGGATCCAGACCTTATTCCTTTGGCACTCTTCGAACGTACCACAGAAGACACCAAAAAGGAAAAGATTTATCAATACTCCCATGGTTGGGTAATGGTGCTCTGTGATGACGGAGCAATTAGAGTAGCGAGGTTAGACTAACATGATGAAGACCTGTAACTCTTGTAAGGCAGAAAAGCCACTCGATCAGTTCTATATGAATCGAGGTAAGAGAGAAGGTCGATGTAAGAAATGCAGGGGTATAGTAGACAAGCGTATTAAAGAGCGAAAGATTGAAGCAAAAATCTTAGCAGAAGAAGTTCCAGAAACTGCTTGCCCTTGCGATTCTTGTTGGAAGCAACCTACATGTGAGGTAGAATGTGCCAGTTTTAAATGTTGGTCAGAATTTGGAGTTTAAGTATGACAGGATTTCATTATTCAGATGAAGAGATTTCGATACTTAAGAAGTGGTATCCAAAAGAAGGATTACCTGGAGTCTTAGTAAGATTGCAAGAAAAGGGTTATAAACGTTCTGTTAATTCGTTAAGGATTATGGCATCAAAACACTCACTCAAATCTCCTTACTGTACAAAGAATTTTCCACTTGGTTCTATTCCTTGGAGGGACGATCACAAGATACGGACATACTTACACATACAAGATCTAATCAACAAAGGTTATAGAGTAGCAGAAGCTTGTAGAAAGACAGGCATGAACCGCGGTACTTATTACCGTATCCGTACTTACTTAATTAGGAATCCAATATGAAGCGCATTTTAGCAACAATTATATTAACCTTCTCTTTGGCCGCTCAAGCCTACGAGAACCAATACCCAAATAACCCACAATCGAATCAGTATGAGATGCTCATTTGGTTACAGCAACAGCAACAATTAGAGGTGCAACGGGAAATACTCAGAGAACAGCAACGCCAACAGCAGCAGTTTGAAGAAGAGAGAAAAATCAGATTGATGCAAGATTCATTTAATAATAGGTATTGGTAAAATGAGAAAACAAAACATTGGAACTGAAAAGTATACTCAAGTCTTTGCTACAGACGAAAAGGAATTCGGAGCGAATCACGCGTATTTAATAACATCTTCTGCGTGTAAAACAGAAGATGCAGTCCTTGGAGCGATATATTTCCAAAAAGGTCCCATTAAAGAGAATGGTATTAATGGAGTCATGAATGAAGACCTGATTGCCGTGGTTATTGACCGTTTAGAAGGGTTTCAGACCACAGATTTCAAGTGCCGTGAGAATGCAATTGCGATTACCAAACTAGAAGAAGCTCTTCTTTGGTTGCGCAAACGTACTATGGATAGAGAAGCGAGAGGAGTAGAAGGTACTCATATCGTTTAAAATAGCAGTTTACAACATTAAAGAGGTGTGATATAATTATCTCATAGTATTCTTCATACTATCAGTTGGGCTGATCACTTAACTGCAGCGAGTCTCCTGAATTAGCCAAGGCTACCTACGGTATCCTTGGCTACTTTTTGTGAGGCATTCATCTAAAGGAGCTTCGATGGAAAATCAAAAACCCGTAATAGAAAAGGATCTCTTATTTGGTCAACTCCAAAAAACAATAAATCTGTTAGGAGACCAAATCAAAGTTGTGCCGGTATATACGAATAACCATAGCGCACATGACGTAACCAAAACAGAAGTCACACCACAAGCATTAAGACTTCTTATAGAAAATCAAAGTAAATATGGCGGATACAAAATTCACGCCAACTCTCCTTCTCCTCTTGATACGCATTTCTTTTTGGTTGTCGACTATGATGACCATACAGTTGAAGACAAAAGTATCTCCGTCAAAGAACGCCGTATCGCACTTCACTCTAAGTTTAATCTTCCGCCTACCTTTAGTGTAAAGACTCCATCAGGAGAAGGAATACACGAATACTATTTGGTACCAAAAGAAGTCGCGGTAGAAATAGGCAAATGGAGTCAATTGGTTGGAATACCTCAGATTCCCGCTACGGAAATCAAGATTGGGTTGCCGCATCTCAAAACAGGATTCCCAGGTCCTGGTACTCACCGTGAAGGCTCTTACTATACGATCATTGAAGAGCGAGCACCGGCAGAAGTATCTCAAGAGTTCATGCACTTTCTTTTGGCAAAACGCCTTAAAGAAAAAGAGTCATTCTCTACGCCAGCAGGAACAGAGACTACGATCGATTCTTCAGTCAACGTAGCAAATGCCCAAAGTTATATCAGTGAAGCAGTTCTGCCTTACATTCTTAAGCAGAAACCTCCTTGTTTTGGCGCTCAAGATAGTAGAAATAACAAACTCTATTCTTTGGCAATGGAGTGCTTTAGGAGAAACCTCTCCAAAGAGATGACGATTGCTCTCTTGGAACCAGTAAATGCGAATCCTCGTATCTTCTCATCGCCACTTAGCGAAGATGAAGTAGAAGCCACTATCGCCTCTGCATTTGACAATACTCAACAGAACAAACTCCACCATACTAAGGCTATTGATCCAGACTTAGAGCCATATAAGAAAGACGAGTATGGCCAAAAGATAATCTCTTACGAGTCATACAAGAAGAAGACTGAACTCCTCTCAAAATACACTAAGTCTACGATCTTAAGCGACTCACGACTCTTCTTGACATTCTGTGAGTTGGTAATACTTCATAAAGGTCTTTATTACGTACCTTCAATTCAGTCACAAAAGAAAGTAATTGACGAGTGCGAAAGACAATTGAAAGACTCTGCAGAGTTTGGTACTGCAATCAGCGTTGACGCCGTTACGAAGCTTTTGAGCGAGACATCTCTCCATTGGCAAGCGTTTAAACCTGCTGAATTCAAAGATAGATATCAGTTTGTCGATAGAAGTAACAATGATCGAATAAAGCCAGTCACATCGAGTCCAGTCTTTATCTCTCATCACATCGACTTATCTGAAAACAATCTCATACAAACGGCAGTCTCTACATTTCCATACAAGAATATACTCGAAAGCGAGAACTTCTATATGGTAAATCAGGCTCCAATCACTCCCATACCAAAAGGAGAATTGTACTCGCAACCGACAGATACAGAGATAGAGTTTGTAAAAGAAATGCTTGATCGCCATATTAGGCGCATTGTAGATCCAAATAATTTCGAACAAGAACGAGACTTTTTGCTGGGGCGCTATGCTTTATTACTTCAAAGGCCGAACACTCGTACCGAAAACATTCTCATACTACGTGGCGAACAAGGTACTGGAAAGAGCGCATTCTTCAATCTTTTTAGACCTTTCTTTCACAGTTCTCAGACGAAAAACTTTGATTCTTCTTCACGTCTTGAAAATAACTTCACCAACCTTGCATACATCAGCCATTTTGATGACAGCACAATTGACTTTGATGAAAGAGTCATCGACAAACTCAAGAATATCTCCACATCTTCAACGCAATATGAAGAAAGAAAAGGCATTGATGCGGTTGAGGTCATTAAGCCAATAAACATAAGTCTGACTACAAACAGAGAAATCGAAAATACAGAAGTTCTCCTTGGTAGACGATGGACCGTACTCAATAATTCTGAGATGCCTGATAGAGAGGCAATCCGTAAAGACGTATTTAACACTTTCACTAAGCTTCTCGAAAATAACCTCCGCCTCTATTATGTATTTGCAACTTACATGCATCAGTTTGACGCGACTAAGTTCAAGCCAAACTTTAAGTCTGTATACCAAAGGAATGTAGGTGCAGAAAGAGCCAAAGGAGAGAACTTCATCAAGCGTATACTTGGTGTTGTAGTTAACTACGGCTACTACTCACCTGAGATTAGAGTGTTTGAAGCAGGAAAGTCTACCGCTAGATTAGACGTGTATGACCATCTCCTCAAATATAAAGATGTAAAGAGAGATACTAACAAGCAAGTGCGAGCAGGTACTATCTTCAAGGATATTTCTAACGCAGATGCCAAAGCAAGGACAATCTCCTATTGGAAAAGGATCGCGCCGTTGAGTGACATGAACCAACAGGCAAAGATCTCTCACAAGTATGGATTCACTCTTAAATCTCCTGATCTGAAAGACCTAATCACTCTTATTGCAGTGTTCATGTATGATAGTGCAGACATTACCGCGGTAGACTCTGTAATTGCTAAGTATGGTTTGATGGATCATTGGAATTGGAGTGAAGGCGAAGAGATGAAGATTCCAATTGGAGCAACTTTAGGCGATATTGATCCCTTCGCTTATATGGATCCAGATGAAATTGAAGATGAGGATGACGAATTTTAATTGTTTACTTTTGATTAAAACTAGTTTAAAATGTAAAAATGAAAAAGTTTATTCCACATAATTATCAGATTGAAGCTCAAAATGAATTGGCCAATGCAGATGCATTTGGCCTTTTCATGTTTCCTGGTGCCGGTAAAACTCCTCTTATTTTAGAGAAGATTTACCAACATAAGGAACCTACGCTTATCATTACTCCACTTGATATTCTTTATACTACTTGGTTGAAAGAACCAAAGAAGTGGGAGTTCTCTCAAAGTCTGAAGTACCAAATCCTTCACGGACCAAACAAGAATGAAAACTTTCATAAGAAAGCCGGCGTTTACTTTGTTAATCCAGAAGGAATCAAATGGCTTGTTGAGAAAGTAAAGTCAACTGGTAGATTCCCTTGGACTACTCTTGTAATTGACGAAAGTGCAAAGTTCAAAAACCATAAGTCAGACCGCTTTAAACACTTAACTAAGATTATCAAGTCATTTAAGCGGCGTTATGTAATGGCCGGCAATCCTGCTCCAAACCATTACCTTGATATATGGGCTCAGCTCTTTGTTCTTGACTTTGGTAAGCGACTTGGTACTTCATGGTATGGATTTAGGTCTCAATACTTTTATCCGACTGACTATAAGCAATTCAATTGGGCATTGCGACCAGGTGCCAAAGAAGAGATCATTAAGAAGATTAGCGATATATCTCTCTTTTTGGATCCTTCATCCGAACTTGATTTGCCAAACAGAGTTGTAATTGACCATGAACTAGAATTGCCTGCTAAAGCAAAGAAGATCTATAGAGAGATGGAAGACAATCTCTTCTATATTATGGACAATAAAGAAGATAAGTTAGTGGTAGACAACGCTACTGCCGCTTCAATCAAGTGTTGGCAGATTGCTAATGGATTCATTTATGAGAAGACTGATGAAGGTCGCATAACTCATCATGTTCATGACGAACTCTCTATTGCAGCAGAGTCTATTGTAGATTCTCTTCAAGGTTCTCCTGTCCTCATTGCTTATAACTTTGAAGAAGACCTAAAACGTTTGCGCGGTCTATTTCCTAATGCTAGGTTTGTTCCATCTGGCTCGACGCCAACAGAAATTCAAGCGGCAGAAAAAGATTGGAATGAGAACCGCATTGAAATCCTTGTTACTCAGATTTCAAAATTCTCTCACGGTCTTAATTTGCAATTTGGCATTGGACATCAGATCCTATTGTATGGCCTTACTTATAACTATGATGTGTATGATCAGTTGATTAGACGCTTTGAAAGACAAGGCGCTAAGTTCAAAGATGTAATCATTCATAGATTGCTTGTAAAAAATACGGTACATGAGGCTATTGTCGCCACTTTGGAGAACAAGCAGTCAATGTCCGGAGATTTCCTCAATGCACTAAAGGAGTATAGAGATTCAATCAAATAAATTTAGCAGTTTACTTTTTAATTTACTGTGTATATAATATCCTTAAGTTAAATAAATTCAATGTTTAACTTAACAATTCAAATGACTTTAACCAAACTCAATGGAGTATATCATGTCTGAAGTAGAAGCAACCACCAAGCTGGCTAAGAAGGTTTCTGGCGTAACCAAGGATTCCGCACTCACCGTACTTGCTACTGAAAACCCGAAGCGCCCGAGCTCAGCTTCTTATAAGCGTTTCGATGGTTATCTGACCAACCCGGCTCCTGCTACTGTTGGTAATGCACTTGAAAATGGCCTTACTATTGGTGATATCAAGTTTGACATCGTACACGGTTTCATCGAAGTTGATGGTGCAGTAGTTGAAGAGTATGAAGTTAAGCCGCGCGGTCCTCGTGCAGAAAAGTCTGAAAGCGGCGAATCTGCTGATGTAATTGCAGAAGCTAGCGACGAAGATTTCTAAACTGATTCTAGTTTAGGTACTCAGCCCACGGCTCCGACAGTCGTGGGCTTTTAAAGGGTTTATTTACAGAGGTTCACATGTATCTTTCATATTATTTTGTAAGTCAATTTAATGAACAAATTCTTAAATTAGAACGCCCTCCTCTTGGATGCATGCCAAATGATACTGGCAAGCATCTCTTCAAATGCCTTGTTGAAGAAGCAGATGAATTCTTTGATGCACACGAAGAAGGAAATTTTGTTGGGTGTGTAGACTCTCTTATTGATTCTATTTATTTTGCTATTGGCGGACTTTATAAACTTGGTCTTAATGAAGAAGATTGCGCAAGAGTATTTGAATTGGTACATAAAGCTAATATGACCAAAGTACGAGGCAAAAAGGAAGGACGTATTACTGGTGACGCAGCAGACGCGATTAAACCAGATGAATGGGTCTCTCCTGAGGCTGCGATTGAAAACTATTTCTTCAAGGACTAACCATGTCAAATATAGATTCAACTCTCGAAAAGCGTGGTTCTAAGTACGGAACTTTTGAAGGCAACGCGCATACAACGCAATTCTTAAAGAGGTTTTTCAAAACTCATCCTTCTTGGAATCATATGCATGATTACCAAAAAGAATCTCTTGAAATGATCGCACATAAGATTGCACGTATTCTGAATGGCGATCCTGATTATGATGATTCTTGGGTTGACATAGCAGGATATGCTACTTTGGTCGTAAAGAAACTTAGAGAGAATGAAGATGCGAACAGCTAGTATTGCGTGGCTCAAGTCCATTGACGAAGTAATCCAAAAAGGAGATAGGGTTAATCCAAGAGGAATCCCCACTGTAGAGGTTCTAAATCAAACAATTTGTTTTGACATGAACTATCCTATATGCCACCACTTTGAAAGGAAACTCAGTTATAAATTCATGGCGGCTGAAGCGTATTGGATTACCTCTGGTTCCATGTTTGTGGATGAGATTGCTCCATACAATAAACATATAACTCAGTTCAGTGATGACGGTTATATCTTCAATGGCGCATATGGTCCAAAGATTCTTAATCAAATCAATTTTGTCATTAACACGTTATTGAAAGACTCTACATCGCGTCAGGCCATAATGACAATTTGGGTTCCTAATCCAATAAAGACCAAAGATTATGCCTGCACCATATCACTTCAATTTTTGATTCGTGATGGTAAATTAAATGTGATCGCGAATATGCGCAGCAATGACCTTTGGTTAGGGCGCCCATATGACATGTTTAATTTCACTATCATTGCATTGAAAGTATTGACTGAGATCAATGCTACAAATGTAATTGACGAAGACCAGGATTCGATTATTAGGCTTGGTAATATGTGGCTCAATGCAGGTTCATCTCATATCTATATGAAAGATTTACCTGTATGTGATTTAATGATTAAAAAACCAATGGAACAATTGCCAACTGCACGAGTTCCAGATATGGCGTTAATCAGTTGGCGATATGTAACTGACTCTCTTTTGGCTTGCCGTGATGGAATCGAAGATTCTACCTTATGGAAAATCAGACCATGAAAATTGCAATCACCAAAATTGGCGCTAATATAACATTCTCTCCAAACAACGGAAGTGCGGCGAATGCAGACATTCTCTATGCTCTACGCACTATGAAAGGGCACAGACATGAATTTACGGTTTGCACTAAGAAGACTTCTAACACGGTACTTCCTAAATCCATTGGATTATCTGATATTAGGAGTTGCCAAAGTTTTAATGACTTTGATCTTGTGCTTGTTTTTAACGGCAGTATTAACTTTTTCGGCGGTGTTTGCGATGATGCACTTCTTGCTTTGTACCGCGCACTCAACAATACAAAAGTGCCGATTGTATTTGTGCAAACTGATGGCGCGTTATATCTTCAAGAATTGTGGCCATTAATCCAAAAGAGAGAATGGGCCAAAGGATTGTCTGCATCTGAATTCTTTGTAGACCCTAAGAATGTTTATTATCTTACTCAAGGTAGAGATTATAGTAAAACGCTTGAGTTCTTGAAGAGCGCAAAGAATGCAATTGTTCCTACTTCAATTCACTATTTTCCATGGGAACAGACAATTCTTTCTGGCGCAGAGATAGAGAAGTGCGGTACTATTAAACCAAGTGAAAGACTTTATGATCTTGGTTTCGGCGGTTATATTCGTAACTCGCACAAACAACGGCGCATTGAACGTTACTATGATGAAGTAGACCTTAAGACTCTCCTCTTTGGTAACCTTCGAGGTATCAAACTTCAATACACTAAAGTGTTACCAAAAGTATCTTTTCAAAGTATGGTCGGGTATATGTCCGACTGTAAAGCTTCTGTAATTGTTGGAGACTATTATTACAATGATCACTTCCATACTTTACGTATGTATGAGAATCTCCTTGCGGGCTGCGCCATACTTATTGATCGCCAGCTTGATTCATGTGGTGATTTTTATCATGGTATTCCTCATGGTGAGATGTTCTACGTTGATAAACCAAGCGATGTAAAGAACTTCTTACATAATGACAATTTAGATGAATTGGTGATTAACACCCGACATTATCTCTTGGAAAATCGAGATATTAACAAACTAAACTGTAGATTAAAGACTATTTTGGAGGACATATGCGACCTTCACTAGACCAATATATGATGAATATCGCTAGCGTCGTGGCAACTAGAAGTACATGTTCTAGACGCGCTGTTGGTGCAGTAATCGTAGACCATAGTGGTCATATTCTTTCTACTGGTTTCAATGGAGTACCAAGTGGAGTTACTCATTGTACTGACGTTCCGTGTAGAGGAGTTGACTTGCCATCTGGTCAAGGATTAGACATCTGCAAAGCACAACATGCAGAAGTAAATGCAATTGCGCACTGTAGAGATCTTCGAAATGCATTTGCCATTTATGTCACTACAAGTCCTTGTATGAATTGTGCCAAACTAATCGCAGCCACTAACATTAAGAAAGTAGTGTTTATGGGCGATGTATATGATGTCACATCTTTGGATTATTTAGATGACGTCAAGTTAGAGTTGTTTGCAGTACCAAAGGAGGATTAAATTTAATAGTTTACAACAATAAATCCTGATGATATAATATATCTGAGTTTATGAATAACCATGGACTCTTTTGTTAAAATGTATAGGTGTTATAATGTCTATTAAGCTAAATGATCTTGTTACTCAGTTCGGTCTTACTCCTAACGCTAATGCGTCAGCATCATGTAAGACTCCAGTCTTCCGTTCTTCTTATGCTTTTGTTCATGAGCCCAAGGAAACTCCTAATGGCGAACTCAAGTATCAGATCTGTATTATCTTTGAGAAAAAGAATTCTGCAGAATGGAAGCCAGTGTTTCAGGCTATTCTCAATGCTGCGGCTAAAAAGTTTGGTGATGATCCAAATAAGTGGCCAAAGAATTTGAAGTGTCCTGTCCGTGATGGCGATGAAGAACGAGATAATAAGGAGTACAATGGCGCGTACTTCATCAATGCTGGCAATAAGAATAAGCCAGGTATTGTTGATCGCCATTTGCAGCCCATTCAATCTCGTGAAGAGTTTTACTCTGGTTGCTATGCTAGAGCATCTCTCAACTTCTATGGGTACGATACGTCTGGTAATAAAGGCGTTGGAACAGGTCTCAATAATCTCCTCTTCTGGGATGACGGCGACCGACTGGATGGATCTACTACTGCTGAAGATGACTTCGCTGAGTTCAAAACTGGCGATGCTTCTGATTCATTTTAATTAGGATCTCTTAGCCACATGGACGTGGCACTTACCTTGGAATCTATATGGCAAGTACTAAGAACTGTGTTTTCGTCGACTTCGAAACTCGATCAAAACGCGACATTGATGACGGCGCTTTTGCTTATGCAGCAGACGAATCTACTGAGATATTATGTGTGGCATTCAGCATAGAAGATCAAGAACCAATAGTATGTACACCAGACCAAAAGGAGCTTTTAGCTCCTCTTTTTAGGTGTATTAAAGATGGTTATCAAATTATTGCACACAACATGTTATTTGAAGTGGCGATCTTTGAATACGTAGCATGGCCAAAGTATGGATGGCCTTCTCCTTGTCTTAGTCAATACCGCTGTACTATGCAAATGGCATGTAGAGCTGGGTTGCCTGCATCTTTGGCCGACAGTGCTATTGCCCTTGGTGTAACCAATAAACTTGAGTCTGGTTCTGCTCTTCTTAAATTATTCTCCATTCCGCAGTCAAATGGAAATTTTATTCCTTTGGATTCTAGACCAAAAGAAAAAGCTTCACTTCTAGAATACTGCGCTGTCGACACAGTAGTTAGTAGAGATATTTGGCGTAACCTTTCTGAGTGGAAACCAGAAGAACTTGAAGACGTAGAGTTTGACCTTATTTCAAACGTACGCGGCGTGCCAGTTGATGTTATGGCCGCCACTGTAATTTACAAGAATATCCTCAATGAGCAAGAAAAGTTTGGCGATCGTATCTCCGCACTTACCAAAGGAATAATCACTAAGCCTACTCAAGTTCAGCGTATTAAGGCATGGGTCCAAAAGAACGTAAATGCCTCTATTCCTGATACTTCGGCCGACACAGTACAAGAAATTCTAGATGGCAAGTACGGCGATGTGGATCCTGTATCTCAAGAAATTCTTGAAATGCGTCAACACGCTGGTAAGTCTTCTACTGGTAAGTTTACTCGGTATGTAAACTCCTCTATCAACGGCCGCATCAAAGGTATGAATATCTCCTTTGGTGCTCATACTGGTCGTTCTGTATCAAGACTCTTGAATCTCTATAATCTTCCTAAACCAAGTGTCAAGTACTCTTGCATGGAAGAATTAGTAGATGACCTAACTGGCGATGTAGAGGCAGTAAACCAAAAGTATGGATCTTATCTCAAAGCGGCAAGTACTGCGATTAGAGGTATCATTACTGCGGATGACGGCGATGCTATGGTTGTGGCCGACTATGCGGCAATTGAAGCTCGACTTGTCTTTTGGTTATCTAATTCATTCACCGGTTTGAGGAAATATCATGAGGGCGTTGATCTATATAAGGACGCGGCGTCGAAAATTTACCACAAGTCAATTGAGACAGTTGAAGAAAGCGAACGCTGGCTCGGTAAGCAAGTTATCCTTGGCGCTGGATTCGGATTGGGAGCTAAGGGTTTTGTTCGCTCTTGCGCGAATTGGGGAGTTGACGTCCCGTTACCTCTAGCTGAAGAGGCAATCACCGCTTACAGAGAGTCTTATCCAGAAGTAGTCGACTTTTGGAATGCAATTGAAGCTACTGCCATTAGAGCGTGTAAGACTGGCGAAGTAACTTACATACCAAATGGTAAGATCGCCTTCAAGACTACGGTAACTAAGAGTGGCGTACCGATGCTTCAAATGCGCTTGCCATCGGGTCGTCTCATTACTTATCCGCATGTTAAACTTGATACTGTGACTACTCCATGGGGTGCCAAAAAGATGGGTATCACTTATAAGAAAGTCAAAGATGGTGGTTATTTCCGTGAGTCTACTTACGGTGGTAAGTTAACTGAAAATGCCATTCAAGGTATTGCTCGCGATCTGATGTACTTTGGCGCTAAGAACGCCGCTAAGAATGGTTATCAGATTCTCTTTACTATTTACGACGAACTAGTTGGCACTGCACCAAAGCATATAGTTGACCTTCATAAGTTTGTAGAACTAATTACCGTTCTTCCTGATTGGGCTGTAGGCATGCCACTTCAAGCTGAAGGTAAAGTCATTCGCCGGTACCAAAAAATCTGATACTTCGTTTGTATACGCGTTTATCATTTTGATTTATAATATACCTAAATTAAACCAAAGGAGAATTTATGGGTATCAACGCAATTCCTAAACCTCACTATGTAACCGATGACCTACATAGCGAACTATCCCCATCTGGCGCTAAGCGTTGGATTACCTGTCCTGCTTCCATTAACTTCTTACGTAACATTAAGAAAGTACCTCAGAAATCTAGTATCCATGCTGAGGAAGGTACTGCAGCGCATGAACTTGCGGCTTTTTGTTTAGAAAATGAAGTTAAACCAGAATCTTGTATTGGCAAAGTATTTAACAAGTTTAAAGTAGACGCAGAGATGGCTAGACAAGTAGCCAAATATGTGGATTACGTAGAAGGCGCAGTGACTTGGGATGCGGCACTCTGGGTTGAAAATCGCCTATCTTTGGAAACCATAGAAGAGAATATGTTCGGTACTGCGGATGCCATCATCGTATCCGAAGATGGGATTGAAGTAGTAGACCTTAAGTATGGTAAAGGCGTTGTAGTAGAAGTAGAGGATAATCCTCAGTTATCACTCTATGCAATTGGAGTATTGGTCCATTTAGCCAAGAATGGACTTAGATTTGGCGATGACACTGAAGTTAAATTGACTATTGCCCAACCGCGTGCAGCACATGCAGATGGCCCCATTAGATCTACTACTCTTACCGTGGCTCAATTAAAAGACTTTAAAGAGCAAGTTAAAAAGGCAATTGAAATCTCCAAGTTGCCCACTGCTCCATTCGGTCCTGGTACTGACCAATGTAGGTGGTGTGATGGCGCTCCTACTTGTAAGGCTTTTGCCGAGCATAATCTTAGAGTTGCCCAACTTGAATTTGCGGATATGCTCAAGACTCCTTTGGAAGTAAAGCAAAAGCTTCCAAATGTAGAGGAACTTACTGAAGAAGAATTGTCTAAGATTATGACGCATTCTAAGACAATTGAGAATTGGCTTAATGCAGTAGGAGAAAGGGCGATCAAGTTAGCCAAATCAGGTACTGAAATTCCTAGATGGAAACTTGTGTATGGCCGTTCAAATAGAGCTTGGTCTTCTGAGTCTAAAGTAGTGGCCGCATTAGAAGAGTATGGCACAGATCTTAATAGACTCTATGAGAAGAAATTCTTGTCTCCTTCCAAAGCAGAGAAAGAATTGACTAATGCAGAATGGGAACATGTAAAAGATTTCATATTTAAACCAACAGGAAAGATTACTCTGGCTCCTGAAACTGACGGTAGACCTGCCGTAGATGCGAATAAGGCAGCAGCGGATGACTGGGAGGGTGAGGATGTAGAATGAAGATCTATTATATCTATGTATTGAAAACCACAGAGTGTAATAAGGTTTATGTCGGCATTACTACAGATCCTAAACGTAGAGAGCGCCAACATAAGAACGTAGAAGGCAAGATGTGGAAACAATTAACCAAATGTGGAAGAGCTGTAAAACGTTATGGAGCAAGTACTTTTACTTTGGTTGTGAAAGACCAAGCGACTACCAAAAAAGAAGCCGCAAGACTAGAAAAGGTCTGGATCGAAAGATTCGGACCTAAGCGTTTATGGAACTCTTCTCGTGGTGGCGAATATAAACCTGATTTGGAGACTACAGATGACTGAAGAACAACTGCGCACTTTAATGGATTGGATAGATGCCAAAATAGATGTAAAGATTGAAGACGCCCTTCATAGAGATAGTTTAACTGAATCAATTGTAGAATCACATTGTAGAGACGCGCTCCATAGAGCATTTGGTATAGATTGGAGTAGGTGATGAGACCTGAAGAAAGAGTTGAACTAGAATTTGTAGCGAGATGCAAAAAAGAATTTGGAATTGACGCCTATAAGTTTGAAATCAGAGGCAAGAAAGGCCCACCAGATAGAATCCTCTTTATGCCTCGTGCTACTACAATTTTGATCGAATTTAAGAGACCTGATGGCGGTGAATTATCTGAACACCAAATAAAATTCATTGGTAACCTCACTAATCTTGGATTCAAGGTGTTGGTTACTGACTCAGTAGAAGAAGCTATGAACTTTGTTAAGGAGAATCTTTATGACAACAATGACTGACCCTATTTCTTTGTTTGGTAATGGCGCTGGCGGTCTGGTAAAGGAATGGCGCATTTGGGCCGTGGAAAATAAAATCTACATTGAGGCCAATGGAATACTTTATAAAGAAACTATAGAAGAAGGCAAAGCTGGGCGCAGTATTGCTGAGCAAGTCGAATTGCGCATCAATGCTCGAGTTCGTGGTAAACTTGACTCTGGTTTCAAAAGATCAAGAGAAGAACTCGGTAGTACCAATACTAATCAACTTGGTTTGGCAATGCCTATGTTGGCTACACCAATGGCAAATGTGACTTTTGATAAGAACAATTCGTATATTCAACCAAAGTTAGACGGCCATCGCTGTTTGGTTAATGAAGATGGAGCTTACTCACGTAGGGGTAAAGTGATTAACACTATCCCTGAGATCCTTAAAAGTCTCAATATACCCATGGATATTACCCTGGATGGCGAACTCTACTGCCACGGTGTACCTCTACAGACTATTTCTTCATGGGCTAAGAAGCGCCAAAAGGAAACTCTTAACCTCAAATTTTGTGTTTACGATGCGATCATTCCTGGTCTTACATTCGAAGAGCGCAATAAAGTCCTAAGAGAAATTGTAAAGGAAAATGAATTTGTACAGTTAGTAGATACTGTCAAGTATGATCCTACAGTTTCAGTAGAAGATCATTGGTATAATTACCGTACTCAAGGATATGAAGGAGCTATTGTCAGACCTGCTGACGGATTATATGAGATTGGCCTTAGAAGTAAGAAACTTATCAAGGTTAAAATGCGCCATGAAACTGAATTCAAGTGCGTAGATGTAGAAGCTTCAAGAGATGGATATGGAATCCTCATTTTGGAGACCAAAGAAGGAAAGCAATTTAAGACATTTGCACCCGGTACTTACAGCGACAAAGAACGTGCTTTAGTATATAAAGAAAGAATCATTGGTAAGTATGTAACTTGTGAATATGCGGATCTTACCAAAGAAGGAATACCATTCCATTGCGTAGCAATTCGGTGGCGCTATGACATCTAATTGAAATAAAAAGAGGGGACTGAGGGAGTATGACCCAGTCCCCTTTAAAGTGCCCGCTATAGGCTACCGACCAAACAAATATTCTAACAGTCCTTTTGGATTATCAATTCCCCAATCAGAATAATCTCCAATTTCTCGTTTTCTTTTTGGCGTAGGCCCTTGTAAGAATGGCAAGTCATAAGCAACCGCCTCTCCATTAGGTTTCCTTAGCACCCAAGAACTATCTCCACCTTCCCAATTAGGATCATTATCCTTCTTGGAATATTGCGATTGAGCAGAGAAACTAGGATGATTAGGTAACTTCCACTTGTCAGTAAAGTGAACTCTATTATCATTTGGGTCCAAAGCAATTGTAGCCGCAGGATCCGCATTTAAATAGCCAGATGTAAATCCTCTCATGTCATAGTCATTTGATTGCGGAAACTTCTTATATCGCATTATCATGTCAACTAGACTTGAATAATCTTCCATAAATCACCAATCAATAGACATTTCAATTAACTTGTCAATCATATCTCTGTACTTGTCCTTTGGCATCGAATTACCAGGTCCATATATCTGATTAAATGATCTAGTTCTAGGATCCCATTCGGCGGTGATCTTTGGTGTACCTTCTGGGTTGCGCAATGAGAAGATTCTTGACTCACCTTTTTCTACTTTACTACAATACCCACCAACACAATTAGACATCTTCTTACCTTCGAATCCTAACTGTTCTGGGTTTTTAAGTTCTTCCCATCTATGGCCAGATTCAAAAGTATGAACTACGTCTTCTGGAGGAACTTTAGCACCTTCTTGAAGAACGTCATCTTGATGTTGTTGAATAAAGTCTATCAATCCAGAAAGAGAAATCCTATTGTCTGCCAAAGAAGAAGGAGTTATTCTTCCTTTATTTAAAGCGTGTAATAGAGCAGGTTCTCCTTTGTTTTCAAACATTGGAACTTCACTTTTGTACAAGTCCAACCCAACTGGATCGTAATCTCCTAACTTATCAAAGAATGCCTTTTCTTTATCACTAAGTGCCTCTGCGTAATCTGGAAATTTATAAAGAAGATCTCCTTTTCCTGCAAACTTTCCTAAATCTCCATTTCCTCTCATTGGTGGAGCCAAAAGAAATGCGTCATAAAGATCGCCGATCATTTTGGCATCGCCAACACCTTCCATCGGGGGTAAGTCTACATTTTCTCTCCAATCTGCTAATTGTCTAGTCCAATGTGGAAGTCTATCATATTGACCTGAATATCCACCAAGTGTATCTAATTTGGCGGCAAAATCGCCTCTATCTCTGATAAGATCTCCAATTTCATTTGCGCCACCAAAGACATCATCCATATTCTCTGCGTTAATCTTTCCTTCTTCAATTAACTTATAGAAAGGATCTGTCTCTGAACCAGCGCTTTTAGCCCACTTTTGATGAAGTGTATTAATTGCATTTTGAACCAACTCTTCATTGCGTGAATTAGTTTGATTATTCCAAGAATCATATGCGTACTTTGGTACAATAGACTCAGAGGACTTACGAATAACTCCACCAAGAGCAGGAACCAAAGGAAGAGTACCGACTGCATTCAGTGCTGCCTCTCCATAGTTGCCTTTCTTCAAAGCTTCCCAAGCGTCATAACCTGAAATAACATCACTGGGACCTGGTACCCACTCTCCTCCTGCTCGGAGGCGCTGACCGACAGTGCGCCGGTCAGGTTCTCCAGTCATGAGATTAGTGGTGTTTACCTCTTGGTCCATCATCTTTTTAATGTAGTCCAAGAATCCCATTTTAGTCTCCTAAGATATTTTCAAATGAAACGCCAAACTTACGAAGTCTATCTTCCACTTCTTTCTCTTTGGCATTAAACTCTTGATATTTATTGTAGGCTTCTTCCGCTATCTTCGGATACATCTGAGTTGCCTGTTGGTAAGAACGAGTATAGATTGGCAAGTTAGCCATACCTTTACCGGTGAAACCAAGTAGACCATACTGAGCAGGATAACCTCTTGAATAGAGGTCCATATATGCTGAACGCAGTCCAGGAACCCAAGCAGCAGGCGATGTACCGACGAATCTTTGGAAGGTAGACTTCGCTTGAGGGTTCTTCAAGAACTCTCCTGATTCGTTGAACAAACCACCTGATGCAGTATTCTTGGCGATCTCATTGAACTTAGTAGCCTTATAAAGTTCACTCATTCTTGGCCCGGCGTTCTCCATCAGATAACGCTTAGGGTTATCACTCATGAAATGCTTACCAAGTTTGTCAAGGTCTACCATGTTACGGGCATTCATACCCTCTTCCATGATAAGATTACTCAATGCCCAACGTTCATTGAGGTCTTTCCACTGAGCGGCCGCAGCTTCTCCACCAAAGTCAATTGCACCTCTGGTAACGCCATTATCAAGCGTCTTAAGAAGTGGTTCCAAGTTCTGTGCCATCAGAGAATTCTTTTGGTCATATGCTTGGTCAAGTGCGCTCTTAATAGAGGATCTCAACTGTTGAAATGCTCTTGGATCACCAGTTCCTTTTTGCATCTTACCAGTCATTGGGTCTCTAACTGGCAATTGATTTGCTCTGAACTTATCAATTGAGTTAATGTACTGAGATACAGTGTCGATTACCTTCTTGTCTTCTTTAATGCCAGGATCCAAAGTAGAGACATTCTGTTTTAATGCATCAAGATCACTTGGTTCGATGCGTACTTTAGTCTTGGCAAGCATGTCTTCATACTCTTTACCAAGAGAATCCATATGCGTACGTAACGCTTCTGGAGATACTTCCTTCAACTTACCAAGTTCAGACTTGGGGAACCCTAATTGATCATATACAAGGCGATTTGTAATGTACTCATTACCTCGATCAAGTTGGTTAACCAAGTCAGTCCATGACTCGGCACCTCTAAGTTGGTTCTCAAACATCTGCATACCACGATGTCCGGTCTCCATTCCTGGAAGCAGTCTATAACCCTGTTGTTTTGCCCAATCTACAAGACCTTTTTCCATTTCATTGTAGAAACTAGGCATACGGTGGAACATTGGTTTTAGCAACTCACCACTAGTAGAACCAAGAGCAGAGGCAAGAGCGCCTTCTTCCATATCTTGGTTATACTGCAACCCACTTTCAAGAGCACCAAGTGCAGTGTTACCAAGGATACTGGATGGAACTCCCTTCAACCATGGGTTAACCATAGGAACTTGCTTCTTGAATCGTGCAACTTCACTGGCGATCGGTTGAGTAATTTCTCTTTGGATATATTGACCAGGTTTACCTGCAATACCAGGTAATTCCGCCGCCAACTGAACAAGAGTCTTACTACCTTCGCCTACTTTGGTTGCGCCAGATCTAAGAAGGTCAGTAACCACATCTAATCCTTTAGACGCGCCTCTAACGAACTTAGGTCCAAGTAGAGCACTGTCTACCATATATGGAAGCATTCCACCTGCGCCACGTACATACCAAGGTACAGCCTCTTCAAAGGGCTTTCTACCTTCTTCAAGTGCTGCCTGTTCTGACTCTCTGTCGCGCATTCTAGCAACAGCTTCATCCCACATGTCTTCATTGCCAATTAGATTGCCAACCATACCTTGTGCAATGTCGCCTACATCCTGAGTTCCTGCCCACAATTGAGACATTTCATTTTTGGCTGCGGTACCAAGTTTATCCATAAGAGACATATTCTGAGCTTTCTGCTTCATTTCAGCATAGATCTCAGCGGCAGTCTTGCGCTTTCTTTCTTGGTGACCTGCCATCTGAGCAGCGTACTGTTCAGGTGACATACTAGGATATGGAGAATAACCACCCGTTGCACGAGCAGTTCTTTCCAATTCATCTAACCCTAAGATATCCTCAAAAGTTGGCATTATTTACCTCCCGTAAGCATTTTATAATTTTCTTCTGCTTTACGATCTTCATCCGGAGTTAGGGTTCTACCTAATTTCTCGACAGCCATAGCCTTAACTTGTTCCAAAGTAGGCGTTCCAGGAGACTGTGTATTACCAAGAGCATCTGTTACAATTTTACCCGGTTGCTGACTCAAACCTTGTAACTTGAGTTCGTCTGCCTGTTGCATTCCTTTCCAAGCAGCAGCACGTTGATCTGCAGGCAAAGTAGAGATTGCTTCGACGGACTTAATACGATCCTTTCTCATTTGGCGTTTCATTTCCAAAATCTGAGGAGGATCATTAGGTGCAGCGAAGTAGATACTCAGATCTCGAGCAAACTCCGTTTCTGGAACTTCAGCACCTGACAGAATTGCCCTATTCGCTTGAACCCATTCTTTGGCAATCGTACCATAAGCTTTAGAAGCCTGTGATTGGAGACCTGCGGCCGCCTTACCAAAGAGAGAGTCATCTTGAGAAGCGACTGCCCTAAGCATTGCATCGCCGAACTCTGCAGGGTTATAACCAGGATTATCTCTTTCGAAGATATCAAGTCTCTTAAGAGAATTGCTCATCGTGGTTAAGTTCTGAGCGTTATTGGTTTCTCTTTCGTTGGAAGCAGGCGGTGCCTTGATCTCACCATTCTTATCCATATAGTATGGAGTATTGGTGTTCATACCGGCTGCCTGCTTTTCAGCGGGAGTCAACCAACGAACTCGTTCTGGACCGCCATTATTGATCTGTACAAGTGGTTGCTTAAGATCCTTAACAAACTGTACAAAGTCTTGACCATAGGCAGGGTCTTTAGAGAGAAGATACTTCTTTTGGTCTTCTCCCCATTGAGCATTCTGCAGGTTCGTACTAGCGATATTCTTCATGATATCACTAGTCATACCGGCAGTAGTCGGGTTGTCAATAAAACGAGATACCATAGACAAAGCAGAGGTCATCTCAGGTGAGAGTCTCTGACCTTGCGTTTGTTCTACATCGCCAAGGTATTGATTCCAAGCAGAAGCTACCTGAGCCTGTTCCTGAGCTTTGCGATAGGTCTCGCTATCTTTAAGCCACTTTTCAAGTTCAGCGCGGTAACGCATTTCTTCTGTATCACTACCACCTCGAGGTACTATGCCACTAAATGACCCCATCAAGGCACTCATCATAGAAGGATTTCCACCTGGCATTATTGTACCCTCTTACGTGAACGTTGGCCACCCATGGCACCAGCCAAAAGAAGACCGATAAGTCCTTGCAGTCTGTCGTCAGAATAACCACTTACATCTTGGAATCCTGGGTTTGACATTCCCGCAAAACCTGCGTTCATAAACCCAGATGCATCTCCCATCGGTGCAGAACCTTTAGGTTGCATAGGTGCTTGTGGCGCCTGGCCAGATTCTTTTGGTTGTGCTCTAACTATCTGAGGAGTTGCAGGAGTTGCCCCACCAGGAGCAGTGGCGGGTTGAGCACTAGCATAAAGTTCTTCTGCTGCCTTTGAACGCAAATCATTATGCTCCATTCCTTTGGCCGGGCGTTGAGCATATTGACTAATCAATAACGCAGCTTCACTAGGAGATTTTGCTTGAGTAGCAACCCAATCATTAAATCCTTTTGGCATATGAACGCCTTGTTCCATCTCTTGTTGAGCGTAACCAAGGTTAGCTTCGTAACTATTTGGGTTAAGATTGTTTTGATTTGCATATTCAACAAATGCCTGACGCCGCGGTCCAGTCCACTGTCCCCAACCAAGTCCTTCTTGACCTGAAGTTGGGTTCTGTTCTTGCATCTGTTTAAAACCGCCAGTTTCTACATCCCAATTGCCTGCCCAACCAGCGGCCACCATTGGGTTCATACCTTTCTTTACAAGGTCTTGCCAAATTCTGGCTTTGATAGATTGCTGTTCCATTATACAACCTCCATCTCTTTCTTAATGTTACCAATGGTAGAACAGATTGCCAATCCTAGTTCCATAATGGCAAATCCAACCAAAGAGAATTTATGATTAGAACCCATACGTCGCGCCATTTCCTTTGACCAGGGTTTAGCAAAGATATTGATTACACTAGTGAGCACCTTTGATTTGCGCATTTTCTCTACTACGGTTGGCGCCCAAGAGATATACCCATCATAAGTCTCTGGAGATGTCATACGGATCATTTCGCCAAAGAGATCGTCATATTCATAAATCTCATCTGACATTAAACCTTGACGGTGCAGTTCAGTACAGATGACAGTACCGCCACCGCCACCGCCGCCGCCTACTCCACCACCACCTCCCATACCGAAGGCATTAGAACTACCTTGACTTGCACTACTAGTTCTACCAGAACCAAGAACAATTGGTCCGCCAATTGCATTTGCGAGTTGGTCAGTCAATCCACCTGGTGCAAGATACTGGTTCATACCGCCACCTGCCATACCTTGTACAGTAGGCATCATTTGACCACCAGCAACCATAGAACCCTGTTGTCCACCAACCATTCCAGTAAGAAGGTTCTGACGGGCAATGTTATTCTGGTCCAAACCAAGGTTATAATTCTGCGTACCTTGTGCTTGACCAAGATTATAATTCATAAGAGCTTGGTTCATACCAAGATTATAATCTTGATTGTTTCGGTTAAATGTATTTACATTTGAACCATAACCAAGATTATAGTTCTGAGCATTCTGATTAAATGCATTTACATTTGAACCAAGTCCAAGGTTATAATTGAGATTCTGTTGGTTCTGAGTATTACCAAGTCCACCCATACCAAGATTATAAGTTTGGGCGTTCTGTGCGGCAGTATTACCAGCACCTAGCAAACCAAGATTATACTGTTGGTTACCAAGGTATCTCTGTACATTTGCTTGGTCTGCTTGTCTAGCAATGTCAAGTTTCTGCGCAAGATCCTTATCGAATGTATTATAACCGACGTCAGTTAAGTTGCGTTGGAGATTCTGGTTGATACCTTGAAGCGCTCCCGCTTGGGCAATTCCCTGTCTGGATGAACCTGACATACCCGCTCTTGCAGCCCTTGCGTCCAACGCATTAAGAGACGTACCGGCGGTTCGTAATGCATCAGTCTGCATTTGGTTCTTAAGTGCGTCCGCATAAGAGTTACCAGAACCTCCCATAATAGATTCGTAAATGCGCTGTTGATTACTAGTCTGATTAGGATTAGTATCTTGCTGAACAAGTCCTGCCTGACCAAGGAGAGGATTATTAGTACCCCCTGAAAGTCTCATCTGATTTACAAGATTAGACTGATTAGTGTTGATCTGTCCAGGAAGGTTTACGTCTGATCTATAACCAGGAAGATTCTGTACCGCTGCAGGTGCCATAAGTCCTTGATAACCAGGACCTTGGGCATTCAACAATTGTTGATTACCACCACTAATCTGACGAGCGATATCCGCTCCACTAATACCTT